GATTGACTTTAATTACTTTTTTCTTTTCAGTTGCAACAAGTAGTGGCGACGCATTGAAATATCACGTAAATGAGTGTACAAGACCATAATTATGAAACAAGATAAAATTTTCTATCTTGATAATTTAAAAAAAGATATAAAAAATATTAGAGAAGATTTAATTAAAGAGTGTATAATAAGCACTCAGAAAAAAATTTATAATCATTATAATTATCAAGTCTTTAGTAAACACCACGATAGATTATATTCTTTGTTTATTAATTCTTGTAAAAAATATTTTAAAGATATTAAAGTAAATAATAGCCCTACAAAACTCTGGACATATTGCACGGATAAAGATTATTCAGAGGGTGAAGTTTGGCATAATCATGCAAACTCTTGCACGTTGTGTGGAGTTTTGTATTTGGAAACTGTTAAAAATTGTGGTATAGATTTAAGATACAAGAACGAAACAATTTATATCGAACCTAAAAATTATGATCTTTTAATCTTTCCTGGATTTTTAGATCATAAACCAAGAATAAGTAAGACTAAAAGAAGAATTAGTTTACAGTTTGAAATATTTTGTGATAAAGATAGAGTGTTTTTATGAAAGAAAATTTACACGTAAAATACTGGTTTGATACACCAATTTACATTTCTCAAATTTCAGAGTGGATAAAGCCACTTAATAAAGTATGTAATGGATACATTAAAGAAACCAAAATACTAAATAAGGACGTTATAAAGAAAAGAGAAAAAACTCACAAAAAGAAGTTGGGTGACTTCGGAATGTCTCATCACTCAAAAGGATTGTTATTTGATAATAATTTTAATGAGTTTCAAAAGTATGTAAAAGAGAGATCTATCGAAGTATTAGATGATATGGGTTATGACTTAAGAAACTATAATGTAGCTCTGAATGAGCTTTGGGTACAAGAGTTTGCCAAGAATGGTGGAGGTCATCACGAGGGCCACGTTCATTACAATAGTCACCTAAGTGGTTTTTATTTTTTAAAGTGTAGTGATAAAACATCATACCCTATATTTCACGATCCAAGAGTGAGAAAGTCTATGTGTGACTTACCATTAAAAGATAAAAATGCGAATTCAGTTGGAAACACTTCTGTATTTTATCTACCGAAGCCAGGAAATTTTATTATCTTTCCTGCGTATTTAGAACATCAATTTGTTATAGATTATGGTGTTGACCCATTTAGGTTTATTCATTTTAATGTTCAAGCTCTACCTAAATTTATTAAATAATTATGTTTAAAAAAAATAAATATACAGTTATTAAAAAAGCAATTTCTAAAGATTTAGCCTTATTTGTTTACAATTATTTTTTAATGAAAAGACAAGTGGCTAAAACATTATTTGATACTAGGTTTATTTCTCCCTTTGAAACTTTAATGGGAAGATTTGGAGATAATCAAGTGCCAGGAACTTTTTGTCAATATGCTGATATTGCCATGGAAACTTTAATGTTGAAATGTCAACCTAAAATGGAAGAAGCAACAGGACTTAAATTAAATCCTACTTATACGTACGCAAGAATATATAAAGCTGGTGATGTTTTACATAGACATAAAGATAGATTTAGTTGTGAAATATCTACGACTTTAAATCTTGGAGGCGACCCATGGCCAATATATTTAGAACCTAAAAAAAACGTCGGCATACCTGATGATAAAAAAGGAATAACTACATCTAGTAATAACAAAGGTGTTAGAATTAATTTAAAACCAGGAGATATGTTAGTTTACAGAGGTATGGAATTAGAACATTGGAGAGAAGAGTTTCAAGGCAACGATTGTTGTCAAGTTTTTCTTCATTATAATAATATTAAATCAAAAGAGGCTGACATA